TATGTTTTCCATCTCTTCCTTGCTGATTAGACGGTCTCCAGATGACCTCCAATATCCATGAGCATCAATCTGCCACTGTGCCCTGGTATAATCCTCTTTGGACTTCTTAACCGGTACATCCGCATATGCCGTGGATCTGTCTGTCGGAAGTTTTCGGAAAAGCAGGATATATTCAGGACATCCAACCCCCATCTTCGTGCCGTCTTTGCACTGTTCCGTCCATCCGAGACGGTAAGTTTGATTGTTCTCGCGGACAACATCTGTACAGACCGTTATCATGCCGAAATACTGAAAGCCGTGCTTTTGGTAGTGGCTTATGCACATCGCATGGAACGGTTCAACCGTCGGGAAGCCCGTGCCCGTCACATTGCCGAAGAGAACGCGGTCTTTGACGTGAACCGCGCAGACTCTGCCGGGCTGTAACACGCGAAGCAGTTCCGGCGTGAGATAGTCCATTTGCTCGAAGAACTGTCTCGTTGTCGCGTTATGCCCAAAGTCGTTGTATGACGGGGTATATTCGTAATGATTGGAGAATGGGATTGACGTGTGAATCAGTCCGACGCTATCAGAGGGCATTTTTCGTGTCTCGTCAACGCAGTCGTTATTCACGGCTGTGAACCTTTCTCTTTTGATTTCCACTCTTTCGACTCCTTTACTTCTTTTCAGCTGCTCGGCGATATGCGGAGATGACAAGCCGTATTTTTTGATGATTTCGGACATCTTCTGTGCTAGTTCATCGTGCCGTTTCCACTTCTCACGGAGCGCTTCCCAAATTCCTTCTTCCGCTTGGGTATAGATTATGTCGATAATCACCTTTTCGGTCTGCAAGAAGCGGTGTATTCTGTGAATCGCCTGAATAAAGTCGTTGAACTCATAGTCAATACCGACGAATATCGCGCGGTGGCAATATTTCTGAAAATTGCACCCGCAGCCGGAAAGGCTCTTCTTTGTGGCGAATATCCTTGTTTTGCCCTCTTGGAAGTCAATAACGCGGCGTTCGCGTTCGTCATAGTCCATACTGCCGTAAATGTCGACAGCTTCGGGAATAGCCTTTTTAATCGCATGACGTTCCGCTTCGAGGTCGTGCCATAAGATAAAATGCTCGTCGGGGCTTGCTTCGTCTATCAGCTCTTTCGCTTTCGCTACTCGCGCCAATATACTTGAGCTTTTTTCCCGTGCCGCCTCAGATAACGATGTCGCGGTATCTCTCAACAGCTTGAACTGTCCGTCACGGTCGGCGGGCAAGTTTTCCATGTCGTCGTCTATGACATGGGTACGGACTTCAAACGGCGGTAAATCGTAGCCCGTCGCATCGAGTCCAAGGTCGGCGGGCGAGCTTAGGAACAGCCCCCACGACGCAACCCAGAGCCAAAATTCACGCTCCATACTCGGATAGAGCTGCAAGTTGTTAGCTTTTGTTGAATCGCGCTTAAAAAAGCGTGTAAGCGCCTGTCCCGTGTCCATAAGGTCGAGAAACCCTGCGTAATGGATAAGCTCTTTATACCTGTTTGGGCTCGGCGTGGCGGTCGCCACAAGCTTATATTTAATTCCCTTGAACTTCGGGAAAAAAGTTTGATAGGTTTTTGAGCCATAAGAGCGAAGTACCGCCGCTTCGTCGAGACTGACCGCCGTGAAATATTTGGGGTCTATGTCGCCGTCTCTGACTCGCTCGTAGTTGGTCATGAGTATTTGCGCATCAGAAGCTCTTACCTCGTCCATGCAGGTGACATATACGGGTTCGGGGATATGCAACAGCTCTCTTGCGTCACGGGTGAACTCTTGACGCACGCCGAGCGGCAAGACTATAAGAGCTTGACCGCCCTCATGCTCGGTGACTATACGGCAAAATTCGAGTTCCTGCACGGTCTTGCCGAGTCCGAACCGCTCGAACAGTCCGCGCCTGCCGCCTCTGACTGCCCATTGAACGGCAAGCTTCTGATGAGGTTTGAGTGCCGAGTTAATCTCGTCGAGCGATATCTCGAACCCGCTCTCTTTGGCGACTTCTATCTTGTCATCTAAAAATTGGTCATATGTTTTCATCGCTTTTCATCTTGTCCCATGCTGGGGAAACAACTTTCCTTTCTCTTCTTTTGGGGCGAAAATACGGGCACTCCATGTCCGTCGCCTCTATCTCGCGGAACTTCCCTGTGTCGAATGTGTAGTGACAAGCTTTGTTGTCGTACTCGATATCAAATCCGCTTATCCCTGCAAGCCCGACCATTTCGCGGCGGTAATAACAGCGTTTGCAGATGTTTTTCAAGCGCCAATGCTCTGAGTGTTTATGTTTTCCGGGCTTTTGCCACTGCGGTATCTCCTTGCTATCTGTCAGTCCCACGAGGTAATCAAGCGAGACATTGAAAAATCGAGCAATCCGAATCGCGAAGATAAACGACACGGAATTTGTGCCGTCGCAATATCGCGAAATAGTGTCCTTGTGGCAACCCACAGCGTTTGCCAGTTCCAACCTCGTCACAGGCGGTTCGTGCTCTTCCATTAACAGCGTAAGTCTATCCGCTATCTTGAATGCTTCAGGAGCGATTGCCGTTGTCTCGTACATGGCGTTCAGCTCCTTTCTTTTTGATTCTGCGCTTGAGTGAATCTTCAAAAGCTATCAGCTTGTCCTCGTGAATAAATCCATAGATGATAAGTACGACCGCGACAATTTCAAAGACTGTTTGAATTGCAAATTTAAGTGCCATTGTTAAACCTCTCTTTCTTTCAATTCACCGCTCAGTCATCAATCCGATATCCCCGCGCTTGAACTGTTCGAGCTTGTCAAGGCGGATGTAGTACGACCAGCCTCCGCTTGAGTGCTGAAGCGCGATACAAAAGGTGCATTTGCCCTCCCTGGCAAGCAGCCTGATCTGGTGCGGCGGTATGTAAATAACCTCCCGGAGATACATCGCCGCTTCGTCCACTGACATAAGTGCCATTTTTTTACGCATGGTTTTTGTCTCCTTTCACGAGAACGTTTTCAAGAAGCGTTCTTTCCCTTTTACGGTGACAAGCGTCTGAACACCCGTCCAGTCGGTCTTTTCGTTATAAGTTTCCTTGATTTCAAACAGCCCGGAATCGACATGTTCCGCATAGGGCATCAGCCTGCCGCGCTTGTCGCGGTAAATGTATTTGTGGTCTATAAGCCACTTTACAAAGTCATTCTGTTTCAGCCCGAGAAGCTTTGCCGTCTCTCTGACACCGGTAAGGCTTTCGCGGTCGCACAGACCGTCAAAATATTCCGCTTTCGGCTGCATAATGGCGTTCTGAACTGAGAGGTTGGCGTTTATAGCTTTAAATCTTTCAAGCCTTTCCTCAGCCATTCTGAGGGCTCTCGACATCACCGCTTCGGGCGAGTTCCACTCTCTTTCAAGCTGCAAGAAATACTGTCTCGCCTGCTTGCCTTTCTCGTTACGCTGAAGCATACAGATCTCTTTTGCCATGTCGATGGTGAGCTGCGCATCCTGTCTCGGCTTGCCCGGTAAGCCGTCAGACCTATCGCTCAAAAATGAGCAATAGTCCTCTCCCTCAGCAAAACCGTATTCGCACATTCTCGGGAACCAATCCTTGTAGGCGGTTTTGACCTCAAGAAATTCGTGCAGATCTCTCGCTAAGACCGTCGGTCTGTCGCTTTCATAGTTGATTTTGATTAACTCGTTCATTTACAAAGCTCCTTTCATGCGGTTGTTTTATTTCTTTTTATGTGTTATACTTAATTTGTATATTCGCTTATTGAAACAGTTTTCAATTGGCAAAAGAAAGGAATATGATATAAATGGATACAAACATTGGATTAGGCAACACGATTGAAAAAGCTTACGATGATCTTGTCCATCCGTCGGCGAAAAGAATCGGAGAGATTGTCAGTTTATTACCTCGTGCTATAGGCGTTGCTTTGACACCTCTTGAAAAATATGTGCTGAACGGAGAGTACTCATTAAAGGCAACAAAAAAGCTATTGGAAGAGAAGCTTAAAGATGTTGACCCTGAGCAAATAAAGACTCCTGAAGCCTATGTTGCAGTGCCTGCATTACAAGCAATCGTCTATACTACCGACAATGAGACATTACGAGACTTATTCGCCAATCTGTTGGCGAAAGCAATGCAAAAAGATACTGCTGATACGGTTCATCCGGCATTTGTCGAAATAATAAAGCAACTATCCCCTGACGATGCCTACACTTTGAAATGCTTTAAGAACTCACATAATCTCCCAATCGTCAATATCTGCGGGAATCCGCCTGCCGAAATGGAAAAGGTTTCTGGTTTTTCAAATGTACACATCGTTCTTCATCAAAATGTATTCATTGCAAATTCGGAAATTGGCGATATAGGCAGGCAAAGTACATCAATTACATCCCTTGATCGCCTGGGACTTGTTGACATAAGCTTTGATGGTTCAAGTCTCACAACAAGCTATGATGAATTTGAAAACTTGGAAATTTTCAAAAACAGCTTCAGCAATGTAATGCGAAAAGTATATATTGAAAAAGGTCGAGCCTGCTTGAATCCATTCGGAGAGGCATTCATTAATGTCTGTCTTTAATGACTTTCTCGATATACCTTTCAACAAATTCGGTGAGCATACGAGTCAACTCCTCGTTTTGCTTACCGATTTTTTTTTGCGCAGCAGACCAAAACCACTTCAACCACAATATTGTCACTGCGCTTGATGTTATAACGGCTATTAGCATGTTGTTCATTGTGTAGCTCCTTTATATTGACTTTTAGTCTTGAAATTTATATACTAAAAACAAAAAATGTTGAGGTGTGTCATGCAAGTTTCTAAAACAACGAATGTTACTCTCCCGGCATCTGCTTCCTGGAGAATCGAAAAATTTTCATTGCTTGAGCTTTTTAAGACTATTGAAAATGAGTACACCGCACTGATTCCGGCATCGGAGAATTATCGAACTACCGTAGTTGTCTGTCGTGACATAAGCGATGAGACAAGGTACACTTTAGAGGAATTTAAGAAATACTTTTCAGACAGTGCGCCTTTTAAGTCTATAACTCTCCTGTGTACCAACGCACTCGAAGATTCCGCGTACCTTTATCTTGATACCAAAAGCATTCTGTATAAGACTCCATATCAGTGCTACATTTCAATTTCTTCTTCAAGTCTCACAGAAGCAGAAGCAGAAGATTTTTTAAAGAAGATGACAGCACTTGCTATTCCGTTTTTATCGGAACCAAACGCAGCGCTGAACATCGAAGATTCCCGCATCCAACAGGCACCTGCTTCAAAGACTCAAGAGGAATCACGTAGTGGTGATGATAGCGACACAAACCACGACAGCCCAAACAGCAAGCATCACAAGAAACGAACGGCTTTCTGGAATTCGGCTGATAAAGTCGATCGGATTATTGGAATTATAGTCGGTGTTCTTGCGATTCTCTCTTTTTTTCGCAGTTGCACGCAGTACAAGGATAATTTGAAAAACCAAACATACAGTGTTAATAGCGAAGCAGATTTTACCTAACACCATATAGTCACACCCCCCTCTTTCGACTTCTGGGCGAGTAGTTGCAGCTGCTCGCTCAGATTTCTCTCTGCGGTCTCAAATTCGAGCTGAGTCATATCCTTACCTCCTTATCATTGTTTTATTTCTTTTTGTGTGATATACTCCCCTTGAGAGGGGGTGAATAATGTGTCGAGAAAACGTTACTACTTGCCGGGCGTCGATGAAATACAGCAACTCGAAGAAACGCCTGCGTCTAAAGCTATTACGGAGCGCAATCGCTTCATAATTACTGTTGTGGTTTCAGCATTGGCGACGGTAGCTTCGGTTGTCGCAGCAGTATTTAGCGCTTTGGCTTATTTTGGCTAATGCAGGTACAGTGCCACAGCCCGCTCTTGTCCCTACCGCAGTGTTTTCCGCCGTTGCAGAATGGCGGCTGACTGAAAGCAACAAGCTCATTAGGTTTGGCTTTTGTGGGTATGCATGTCATCATACGCGCAAAAGCTTTCTTAATTTTCATTTCTTCACTTCCTTTTTTGTCGCTTACAACTTGCGTTTTCACAAGTCAATGAGTAAAAAAATAAAATGAGGCTCTTTCGACCGGCTCGCCCATAATCTCGAGTATTTTGAACATTTCGCTTTGCGTGAACTCTCTGGCACCGCAGAGCTTGCGGTTAATCGTCGCCTCGCTTTTTCCGATGCTTTTTGCAAGGCTTTTCTGGGTTATACCTCTTTGCCTCATTGCACCGAGCAAATTCGAGTAATCATACATTATCGCTTTCACCTCCTTTTGGTTCGATTATATCACTTGCGTTTTCACAAGTCAATACTTTTCACAAGTTTTTCAAAAGTTTTTTTCATTTTTGCTTGCGTTTTCGTTGGTTTTGTGATATTGTATAGGCGAGGTGATTAATATGCCGAGCTTTGCAGAAAGATTAAACGAAGCTTTAGAATGTAGAAATATGACCGCAGCGGAACTTGCGAGAGCATTGAATGTCGCTGACGCTACAATAAGCAATTATAAAAAAGGAATCTACGCACCAAAACAAAGAAGAACTGAAGAAATATCAAAAATTTTAAATGTATCTATACCGTGGTTAATGGGTGCAGATGTTCCCATGAAGCCGCTAAACCTCGTTTCTCCGAATGTGACCGAAGATGTTGTTACGTTCCCGGTAATAGGCAATATTGCTGCCGGATATGAAGAAATTGCAGTCGAGGATTGGAGCGGCGAAACCATAGATGTCCCGCGCTCTTTTCTCAAGGGACGAAGCAAATCCGACTTTTTTGTTCTAAAGGTACACGGTGATTCAATGTACCCGACATACCACACTGACGATAAAGTCCTCATTCTTCGGCAAACCTTTATTGAGCGCAGCGGGGATGTTGGTGCCGTTATTTACGACGGCGAATGTGCGACCCTTAAGAGAATCGATATCTTTGATGACATGGTTAGGCTTAGCCCCCTCAATCCGTCATATCCGCCCAAAGAGTTAACCGGCACGGATCTCGAGCACTATCGCATCCTGGGCGTTCCTTATCTCCTCGTGAGAGAGATAATTAAAAACTAATTAAGAAAGCAGTCGCCCATCTGAGCGCGGTGAGATGAAGGGCAATTGCAGATAAAAAGGCTAAAAATATGCATACCCAATGAATATATAATCTCCAAGAAACAACCTGAGTCGATTTGAAGCGTTCTGAGACGCTTTAAGGAAAATAAATAAAAGAACCCCCGGTGCGGGAACACCGAGGGTTCGAGAATCAACACACACCATGCGTATAGAGTGGATTGATATAATTATTATATCATCCGCTCCGGCAAAACACAAGTAAAGGAGCGGATTTTTTATGGCAAAGCGTGAAAACGGTGAAGGCAGCGTATATAAACGCAAGGATATCAAGCGGCGCCCCTGGGTCGTCGCGCTGCCGGCAAGTTATAGCCTGGACGAGCAAGGCAAGATGATTAAAAAGCAGGAAATCCTCGGGCACTACGCATCGAGCAAAGAGGCAAAAGCTGCTCTGGCTCACTACCTCGAACACCCGGTAGTTGAAATCAATATGACCGTCGATGACTTGCACACCTTGTGGCTCTCCCGCGCCGAATATAAGAACCTGGCTAAGCAATCAAAGGACTGCTACAACGCCGCATGGAAGAAGATCCCCGAAGATGTAAAAAGCATAAAAATGCGCGAGCTGAGAACGGAAGACATGCAGAAATGTATCGATGCATACAGCACACAAAGCGGCACTTCGCTCTCGTATATAAAAATCACATTTTCGCGTCTTTATGCGCTTGCGTTGGAGAGAGACATTTGTTACAAAGACTATTCTAAATTCGTTAAGCTCCCAAAGAAAAAGAAAAACGAAATACATCCATTTTCCACCGAAGAAGTGAAAAAGATAAAGGCTGCCGCACAAGCTAATGTCCCATACGCCGATATCATTCTCATCCTGATTTACACGGGATTTCGTATTTCTGAACTACTCGCCCTTACTCCGGATGATTACATAGCAGATCAAGCCCTGCTCATAGGTGGTCTGAAAACCGAAGCCGGAGAGAATCGCCATGTTCCTGTTCTGCCGGTGATTAAGCCGTATATAGAAGCACTCGTAGCAAAGCAAGGTAAAAAAATAGTATGCCGTGATGACGGCGAGGGATACAGCTCGAGCTACATGCGCAAAAAGTATTACGACTGCCTTGAAGAGATAGGAGTTAAGCGTCTATCCCCCCATTGCTGCCGAAAAACATGTGCAACAATGATGGTAGAAAGCGGGGTATCACCCGAAGCTACACAAATGATTCTTGGGCACGAAGAATACAGCACGACCTTAAAATACTATGCACTTGTATCAGACAAAACTCTTCACGAGGAAATGGCGAAGATATCTTAAAATCCGTAGTAATCCCGTAGTAACGCCCGACTTCCGTTTAGCATTTATCGCCTGTTGCGCACATCCAAGCCACTATATGTTGTGCTTTTCTCCGCAATTTGCCATGTGTATGTACTACATATTTGACTTTTAATCAAGGTGTCCGGAGTTCGAATCTCCGATGGATCACCAAATACAGAGAAGCCGCCTTTGGGCGGCTTTTTTGTTTTTAGATTTTTTAAAATTTTGTGTTGACAAAGGTATTTTTTGTGTTATGATATAGGTGTGCTATGACAGATAGCACACCTATTCTGATTTTGGTGCACTGCGGCGCGCCGGAATCAAAAAGAAAGGAGAATCGCTGTGGTCTTAATCGACAAGCAGAGCCGCGTGCCGGCATACGAACAGATAAGGAATCAGCTGCTGACTCTTATCCTTGTCGGTACATTCGCTCCGCACTCGCAGCTGCCGTCAATTCGATCCATCGCAACCGACGCCGGCGTGAACATAAACACGGTCAAAAAGGCGTTCTCCGACCTTGAATCCTACGGTGCGATATACACCGTGCCCGGAAAGGGAAGCTTCGTCAGCGAAAAGGCTTTCAAGAACGATTCGGTGCACGACACGGCAGTGTCCGAAGTTTCGGACGCTATCTCTGCCGCCCGCGCCAAGGGACTCAAAAAGCAGGAAATTATCGACATACTCAATGAAATCTACACTCAGGAGGAAGAATTATGATTGAAGTAATCGGCGTTACAAAACGGTTTCAGGACTTCACCGCCATTCAGAATCTTTCGCTGAAAGTCGAAAAGTCGTCAATATACGGGCTTGTCGGCTACAACGGCGCGGGCAAGACAACGCTTCTCAAGACGGTCGCCGGAGTCTACAGAGCCGACGAGGGCGAGGTCAAAATATTCGGCGAGAATGTTTTTGACAATGCCAAGGTTAAGCAGAGACTCTTCTATGTCCCCGATGACCTCTATTTCGAGCCCAATGCGACAATAGAGAGCATGGGCAAATTTTATGCGGGCTACTATCCCCGCTTCAGCTTCGACACCATGCACAAGCTTTCGAAAGTTTTCGGGCTTGACACGAAGAAGAGCATACGCGGCTTTTCAAAGGGCATGCAGAGGCAGGCGG